ATTTTATGTAACTTCGATGGAGACTTTAGGTAATTTTTATGCACTACCTATTCGCAATCAGTTTGGCAATGTCGCTGAGATAATTCCTTTTCGGTATCAAAGAAATGTAATAACTGAGTTTAATCAAAACGGTGATGTTTATCACACATATGTAACTAATGACGGTAGACCAGGTATGATGTTTGCCGGTGATGATATAATGCACATTAAACTTAACAGTTTAGATGGTTTGAAAGGTTTATCACCAATAACCACAAACGCAATGTCACTAGGTGTAGGTTTATCGCAAGAAACTTATCTTGGTTCGTTAATGCAAAACTCGGCGATGCCAAGGGGAATACTTTACACAGATTCAGTATTTAAAGAAGAAAGCAGTGTTGAAAGGTTGCGTACCCAATGGAAAGAAAGTTTCGGTGGTGCAAAAAATGCAGGTAATACACCACTGTTAGAGAACGGAACAAAGTATCTAGGTATTGGTTTATCTCCTGCAGATAGTGAGTTGATCGAGCAGAGGGTATTTAGTAAAGTAGGTATTTGCGCTATATTTCGCGTACCACCACACAGAGTAGGTGTACTTGAAGCCGCTAAGTACACAACCCTCGAAGATAACAACAGAGCGTACCTTAGAGACTCTTTAATACCGTTGATAACCAAACTTGAAGCTGCAATGAATATTGTCGCTGACGGCAAGTTTAAGTGGTCTATGGACGTTACGAAATATGCTCGCGGTGATAGATTATCTCAAGTTGAAGCATTGTCAAAAGAGTTTTCAACCGGTGCTATTAGCATGGGTGAAATGCGCGAGGATCTAGGTCGTGATAGAATTGAAGGTGATGATGTTCACGCAATAGACACAAACAACTTTACATTTGGTAGACTAACAGATATAGAGAAGTTGCAAGAACAAAATCGATTACTTGCTCAACAAGGTAACAACCAAGACGAACCTAGTGATCCTGAACCAAAGACAGAGGATATACCAAATGAATAAATTAAACATGGATTGCCAGATCAAAACGGTCAGTGGTACCAGAAAGTTTACCGCCTATGGTAACGTCAAAAATGTTGAAGATCTAGCGGGGGATGTAGCACTTGATGGTTGTTACGCTGAGTCGATAAAAATCCATAAACAAAAAGGTACTTCACCTATACTCTTTTGGGGTCACAAGCACGATAGTTTACCGATTGGTGGTATCGACACCTTTGAAGAAGATTCAAAAGGGTTTCTTATTGAGGGTGATTTTGCACCTACGTCAATGGGTAAAGACATTGAGATATTAGCCGAACGCGGTGATATAAAAATGCTTAGTATGGGTTACAACGTACTTGATGAAATGTATGATGCTAAGAAAAATATAAACTACTTAAAGTCGGTCCATGTAAAAGAAGTTTCGTTTGTAAACTTCGCATGTAACGAAGATTCGGTTATGGTTTCTATAAAATCACAAATGGCAGAAGGTATATTACCGTCTGTACGTGAAATAGAAAGATTATTGCGTGATGGTGGTATGAGTAGAAAACAGGCAATGGCTATTTGCAGTGCTTACAAACCTAAAACTGAAAAAGCAAAATTTGACCTAGCTGAATTACAAAGATATACTTTGTTCAAATAATAGTGGGACACTATTAAACATTGTTGGGATAACGATGATTCGAAATCATAACTTAACTTTATTTAATAGGAGTCCATCATGGGCGAAGAATTAAAAGCCTTGCTACTAAAAGCACAAGAAAACCTTGATGCTACGCAAGCAAAATACACCTTACTACTTGCCAAACAAACCGATGCTGAAACCAAAGGTGAAGAAATTGCCACACAGTTTGCTACGCAAGCTACTACTCATGCTGAAGCTATGGATGAAATGAAGAATGTTGTTGCTGATCTTAATTTAAAAATTAAGTCACAACGTATTCCTGGTACGAAGTTGACCAAAGGTGATATGGATGTTGCTATTCAAAAGTCACTTGGCTCGTTCATGCGTAATGGTACTATCGATAAAACTAAATCTGTTGAAGAATTTAGAATCCACATGGTTGATGGTGTTAAAAATGCACTAAACTTGACTGAAACTAGTTTCGGCTTGGAATCAGTTGATGAAGTTTTATCGGCTGCAATCATAGAACGTGCGCGTGAGTCTTACCCAATTGTAGGTCAAGTTGGTGTACGTAATATGCCGCGAGTATTGCGTGAAGAAGTGTTAATTTCATTTCCTTCTGTGCAAAAAGGCTTGGAAAGTGTCGCTGGAACAGATATTGCCGAAACTGATGTTCAAGCGTATGGTGAAGTGTTAAATCACATTGCCAAACTTAATGCTAAACCACGTATTACAGATGAAGCAATGATGGGTAGTGACTTAGACTTGTATGGTCAGTTAATGCGATTACTTGACGAAGAAATGGGCCGTTACATTGGGTTACAAATATTGTTTGGTGATGGTACTTCAAAGGCAATGCGTGGAATATTATCTAGTAATCGTATTAACATTACAAACGGTACGGGTGAATCATTTAAACCTACGTTTGGTACCGGTTCGCGTGATCTAGACTTTTACCCTGTCATTGGTACTGGTGTTTCAGGTGATGTACCAGCAACAGACAAAGAGTTAGTTGATTGGTTGATTGACTTCACAACAGCGTTACCAAGTAAGTATCTTAATGGCGCTAAGTGGGAGTTTAATCGTAAGTTTATGAACCGTATTATGAAGGTTCGTGATGCTGATGACCGTCCTATCTTTGCTGCAGGTTATATGGGTGAGACATTATCTTTACTTGGGTATCCAATTGTACTTGATGATGACATGCCTAATTATACGGTTGCCAATGCACCATTCTTGATTTTTGGTAAACTTAATGAAGCATTCTATATGTCACCAGGTGCCATTGATAAGTTCTTACCAGATCCTTATTCTGTAGATGGTTGTACAGTAATGAAGGTCGACAAAGAATTTTACGAGATCGTTGGTAAAAATGATGCTATTATCATAGGTGCTGCGACTACCGCTGGCCCTGCGTAATAAGTTGATTAGTTAATTATAAGGGGTGCTGGTAAAACAGTTACCCCTTTTTTATTGGAAGATTTACAATGTTTAGTAAAATAGTAGATAGGATAAACCCGCTTACCGTCATAACAGTTGATGAAGCAAAAGACCATCTAAACATTGTCGATTTTTACGATGATGATAGTTATATTGAGTCATTAATTTTAGCCGCCAGTGATATTGCAGAAAAATATACAAAACGTCTTTACAGTAGTTGCAGAATAAAAATACAAGTCGATCCAGTGGCTTCAAGTTTCTTCTTGCCTTACAATCCAATTCAAAGTATTGAAACAGTATTATCAGGTGAAGATGCTATCACTCACTCTTTTAACAGTTTTTCTGAGCGAATGACTATCAGTAAAATACCCAAGGATGCTGATCCTGTTATAGTGACTTATATTGCTGGCTACGTGACACCACCTGAGATAGTAAAACATGCGTGTAGGATTATTGTCGCTGATCTTTATAATGTAAGAGAGAGTCATGTGGACGTTAAAATGACAACTGTTATGTTTAATGCACTAAGGATATTAAACTAATGCAAGCAGGTAGAAAAAGACATGTCGCTTATATTCTAGGTATACCAAAAGAGTTAGATCAGTTTGGTAAACAAAAACCACCTGAAAAAGTATTTAAGCTAAGATGTAATGTTCAAATAATTAGTGGTACTGAGATCATAAAAGCTGGATTTGCAATAACTAGTGAATATATCAGCGTGTTGTGTAACTTTGATAAAAGAGTCAGTCAAAACAATTTGTTTGAGTGGAAAGATGGTACCTACAATGTAGATATGGTTAAACCGGATGACAAAGAAAAAGATATGATCATAACCGGTAGCAGGGAGTTCTAATGGCTGTAAGCATAACAATTCAAGGCATGGAAGAAATAAACTCACAATTAAATGTGTTTGAGCAAGATGTTGCTGAAATGGGTAGATTAGCGATAAAGCAATCAATGGCTCAAGTTGAAGCTGCAGCTAAGTCTAACGCTCGGTCTATGTTGACTATGAACTATTCAAACGACAAATTAATAAATCTTATTTCTTCTACTGCAGTAATTGGCAAAGACGGTCAACCGGCTGGTAGTGTAGGTGTATTTACTAACATGCCTGGCGTTAATATTGCTAACCAATATAAACCCTCACCATTGGTCGCTTTCTGGCTACAGGGTGGTGTACAGAAACACTCACTATCATCTGGTTCTAGGACCGCTACGCGAGAAACATTTAGGTCAAGAGCTAGGGATTCAAAAGGTCAAGACAGAGAACCGATGCACCCTGGTATTTCACCTAAACCATTCTTAGACAATGCGTGGTCATCAAATGCAGCAAGTATTACTGACATAATTATTGAACAATTAAATAAGGTTGGTTAACCGTGAAATTAATAGCTTTACAAAGACTTTTGTTAGCGTTAAGACCTGTTAATGCTTACTTAGATAATGTGCCTGAAAATGCAACATTACCTGCAGTCAGTTACAAGCATTTGAATCATAATTTCACTACGCTGTTAGACGGTAGTAAAACAGGTAAGTCAGATAGGTGGGAATTGAAAATAGTAACAGTAGATGACGCTGATATTGAAATGCTTGTAAATCAGCTAGAAACGTTACATAATTCATCTAATAGTGATTACCAGCGTATATTTGTTACAGTTGGTAGCATTGGTACAAAAGTGAAAGATCAACCCTTTAGATCGACCACTGTTAACATTCAAACATACGAGGTATAAATCATGTCACTTGAAGCAATATTAGCCGCTGGTACAATCGTTAGCTTTAGCTTAGATATAGAAACCCCAACTTACACACCGATCCCAGGGGTTATATCTGTTGGTGCGTTAGGTATAACTAGTGAAGCAAAAGCAAAAACTACTTTAGCTGATCGACAAGTTAAGTACGGTTCTGGTCTGCGTGATGCGCCAGATAAATCGGTAAAAGGTCAACTGTTTAGTTCTTCTACTGAGCAAAAAGCGTTTATAACTGCATGTAAAGCTGAAAAAGAAATGCTAATAAAAGTAGAGTTTCCCGACAAACCTGATGCCGATGCTGCAGGTACCGGCACAATTGGTACATTCTTATTCAAGTCACTCGGTTATGAAATTGATGATCCTAGCGGTGAAGAGTTTATGATGTTCACTGTACCTGGTAAACAAAACTCAATAGTTGACTTCACAGATCCAGTTACGGCATAAGGTAATTTATGAAGGAATTAAGGATTGAAATACAAGATGAAGATGCTAAACAAAAGCCGCTAATCTATATTATAAAGAGAATGAACGTTGCAGCAAGTAACAGACGTTTTCAACTGTATGATAAAGAGCTTTCAAAAGAACTTATAGATTCAATTAAGAATCAAAGGTTGTTTGCGTCTAGCTTAGTTACAGTATTATGCGGTGAAGATGGTGTCTTGCTTTACCCTGCACCTGTGGATGGTTCAGACGATGATGCAGTAGATAAATTGTTTGATGATATGTTTGATGATATTTACTCAATATTAGCTAAATCGTTTGGTGAAATAAACCCACCGGCACCAGGCTTGAAAGCAAAAAAAAAGAAATATTAAGCAGTCCCGTATTACTTCTTGTAAAACAGATTGCAATGAAAACATTAAGACCCGTATTTGAGATAGAAGAGTGGCCCGAATCAGAGTTAGAATGGTGGGCTGCTTTCTTTTCTATTGACGCGAACAAAGACAAACCAATTATAAAGTATCGCAAATCTACTGTTAGCGTTGTACAATCAATTAGTGATCTAAAAGAGGTATTGCGATAATGGCTGATCAATTAAAAACCCTAGTTTATACCGTTAAGATGAATGTTGATGGTGCTGTTAAAGGTGCTAAAACAATGAGTCTAACCATGCTCGGTATGGGTGACGCTGCTGATGGTACAAACTCTGACATGGATCGTCTTGCCAAGACAATGACGGATAAATACGGGGTATCTGTAAAAGCTGTTGTCGATAATACTAAATCTGCTCAAGCAGAAATGAAACGTTTAAATCGTGAAAGTATAAGATCAGAAAAAGCATTTAGAGCAGTAAGTAACCAATATAAACAACTTGCTCAAGGTGCTAAACTCGGCTCAGAAGAGATAGAGATCTTGAACGCTCAAATGCGTTTGGGTGCCAGTGCTACAGACGCTCAGAAGAATAAAGTTCGTGAACTTGTAACAGCCTTCCAATTGCAACGTAAAGAAATGACTAAGACCCAAGGATCTATGCGGGGGTTACGTGGTCAAATGTCAAACGTTGGTTTCCAGCTACAGGATATTGCAGTTCAGGCTCAGATGGGTACCGCGGCGTTTGTCATACTAGGACAACAGGGTTCACAGTTAGCGGGTGGTTTTGGACCCAAGGGTGCCTTGATTGGTGCTGGTATCGCTATCGGCGCAATGCTGTTAAATGTCTTAGTACCTTCTTTGGTTGACTCTGGCGAAAAAGTAAAAGAGTTAAGAGAAGAACTAGAAGGGCTTAAAAAAGAAATGGGTTTAACCGCCCTGCAAGCTCAAGTTTTAACAGACGGTAGAAACAAAGCAATTGAAGTAGCAAACAAAGAAATAAAAGCGATTGATAAACGGATAAAATCAGCAAAGGAAAATGTAGAAACTAAAAAAAACGCGGAGGCTATACAAAGAAGAACAACTGAAAGTCTAAGTAAAGATTCTGCTATGAGAAAACTTCATAATACACTTTTAGCTGAAGCCGAAAAAAGAACGAAAGATGCTATTGTAGATTTACGTTCAGAAAAAGAGTCAAGAGAATCACAACTAAGAATAATCAAAGATTCAAACGTTGCAATCAAAGAGTACGGTGAAACCGTTGGTGATGTAGGATCAGACAAGTTAAACGATTGGACAGAATCAAATAAAAAACTAGTAGATTCATTAAGGGATCAAGTTGATGCTGCTGGTAAGTCAAAGTCTCAACTGCTAGAAACAGAACGTGCCTTAAAACTAAAATTAGCAGTAGAACAGAAAGCAGGTAAGCAACAAGTAATTGATATTGCTAATCTTTATGAAATATTAATTCTTGCCGAACGTGAGCTTGAAGCTATACAAGATAAAGCGAAAGAAACTGCAAAACAAGATAAAGCTGATGCCAAAGCTGCAAAGAAAAAAGCTGCTGCTAACAAAGAGTTGGCAGATTTACTAAAAGAATATGAAAGTCAAATAAATGAAGTGGCAGCAATTGAAGAACGCTTAGGAACTGATAAACTAACAAGACTTGCCATGCAATACACTGCAGAACGCAGTATGTTGAAAAAGCATGGTAAAGATTTAACAGCATTAGATGAAGAGTACGAAAAAAATAAGCGTAGAATACAAGCAACAGGTATAGAACGATACATTATAGCATTAGAGGATCAACTACAAACATTCGATGAAGTTGTTGAAGGTAGTTTAACCAACTTTACTAAGTCTTTTGGTGAAGCGTTTTCTGGTGCCATATTGGAGTCTGACAACCTTGGTGATGGATTAAAAAATATATTCGTAGGTGCAACAAAAAGTTTAGTCGCTTTCTTTGGTGAGTGGGCCGCGCAAGAATTATTATTATGGACGTTACGAAAAATCTTAGATAAAACTGCTGCTGTACCTACTGCTGTTGCTATGAATTTAAATGCTCAACAGGCTTCATTACAAGCTGGTCTAAACGCATATACTTCAACTGCTGCAATACCTATATATGGACCTGGGTTAGCCCCTGCTGCTATGGGTAAAGCATTATCGGAAACACAACCGTTTGCACAAGCTATTGGTGGTATAGCTGCAGCTTTTGCAGGTACGTTCGATAAAGGCGGTGTCATTCCTCAAGATATGTTTGGTATCGTTTCAGAATATGGTAACGAGCTAGTAAACGGGGTTATGGTTAAAGGTGGTCAAGGTGGTAGTCGTGTTACTAGTCGTGAAGAAACAGCAAACATGATGAATGGCGGTAAAGGTGGTGACAACTTTTATATTACTGGTGGCGATAACGCATCTGCAGAACAAATAACTAGGGCTATGATACGGAAGTTAAAAAGTCGAGGTGGTAAAGACTTAGATACTGCACTGTATGAGTCAGGTCAACGTGGTAGAAGAAATAAAGGTAAAAGATAATGTATAACATAAGCGATCATCCGTGGGCTGAATTTTCACTAACCGAAAACCGAAACCAGTTTGTAATTGATACTTTAGCGTTAAGACGTAAGAAACGTGGTAAAGGTCATCACAGATACGATATAGAACTTGTCACTATTAACATGACAATGGATCAAGGTAAAGACTTAGATACTGCACTGTATGAGTTAGGACAACGTGGTAGAAGAAATAAAGGTAAAAGATAATGTATGACATAAGCGATTATCCTTGGGCTGAATTTTCACTAACTGAAAATCGAAATCAGTTTGTAATTGATACTTTATCATTAAGACGTAGAAAGCGCGGTAAAGGTCATCACAGATACGATATAGAACTTGTCACTATTGATATGCCTATGGATCAAGGTAGAGACATAAAAGCAAAACTATCAGATGCACATGATACAAAAATGACATATATACACCCACGTTTAGGGTATAGTCGAGGTACAGAACCAGTTGAAGGTATAAAATCCAATAATAATTATGCAGTAGGTTTGCGAGACATAGCATTAAAATCCGATGGTATTTGGCAATTAAAATCTGGTGATATTATCACCTTTGCTAACCATACAAAAGTGTATGAAATTGTTGGTTCTACCGCTATAAAAACTGGAACAAGTGTTATTAGGTTGACTAATCAATTGCAGAAATCTGTATCAATAAATGAAGCTGTTACTGTTAATGGAGTGGCATGGACCTTAATTTCTGATAGTGTAATAGAGGTATCAACTGAAGCATCTGAGAATCAAGATATGACACTAATATTAAACGCCGTAGAGGACTTATCATAGTGAATAATGCACCGGTTTCAATAATACAGGCATTAGAGTCAGATGACTTTGAATATGCCAATTTAATAAAGATAAACTTGGGTGACGCTTACGATGATGGTAATAACTTCATACTTTACTATACAGATCATAGAAACGAGTTAACTTATGACGGTAACACTTACACACCGAACAATCACTTAACAGAACTAGAGGGTATTAGTAGAAAAGCAGAAACGGGATCAGATAAAGTAGATATTTCGTTTGGCGTAACTGATCTAGATATTATTGATGCTATTAGAGCAGAAAGATATATAAACAAACCCACTGAAATAATGAGAGTAATTGTTGTCAATGGTGTTGTGTTTGAAGATTATGCAATACCAGTTAGAACAGCATGGGGTTTGTCTCATTCTATTGAGGGCGGTTTACAAGATAGATTTATTACGTTGACTATAGACTCGGCTTTAGGTGATTTAGAAACTGACAATGGTTGGTACGTACTAAACTCAAGTCACCAAGAAAGACACCCTAATGATTTGATAATGAATTGGGCCAGCACCGTATTCACAGACGAGCAAAAGACTAGATATATAAGTAACCCAAGTGGTGTTATAACTCAAGACGTCAAACCTCCTTCTTTGCCTGTTATATACGGGTACAAGAACGTAACACCTGTACCTATCCTTAGATTGCAGCATAGAAAAAGCCGGACAAGTTACAGGCATTATTTTACTACGTGGATCTACGTAGTGGGGATAGGACAATTAACAAACGTTGATGTTGCTAACCTTAGAAAGGGTGCAGAAAAAGTAGACATGACCAATGTTACAGGAAATTCTACTGATGTAGGTGGTTGGTCGTATCGTGTGTTAAGCCCTAGTGAAAACAATACCGCAATAAAAACTAACAGCAAGTTAAATTTTTGGCGCGAAGGAATGGACACAAACGAAAGAAATCGTCTAAATGGAATGTTTGGTAAGGGTCTTACATTACTATTTGTAAAAAATAGAAACCGTGATGATTGGGTTCAGTCTAATCCTGAGTTTACTGTTCCTGTACTCGGAAAAGATGTTTACGATCCAAGAGTGGGTACAGGACCACAAGCTAATCAAAACTACCTTAGAAATCCAGCGTTACAATATTATGATTTTCTACGCTCAACTGATTATGGGGCCGGTAATAGAAATGTCAGTGTTAGTGAAGAAAACATAACTACACTAGCAAATCATTTTGACAACTTGCCAGGTTCGGACGGTAATCCTGGCATAAATAGTATTAAGTTCGATGTGCAGTTAGATACCGGTAAACCGTTAACTGACAATATGAGTATATGGATTGAAGGCGCTAGACTTTACACCAGCGATTATTACGGTGAATTTCTAGTAAGGGCTGAAACTATTACTGCACCTGCTTACACTTTCACTGAGGACGATTTAGAAGGTGATCCAGATTATAGCTCAGGCGATTTTACTGATAAAATAACAAGGCTCACTTACAAGGTAAAACAGCTAGTTCCTGACACTTCAGAAGATGCAGAAACCGGCGATTTAATTGAGGTTGATGTTGAAGCTACATTCCCACCGATTAATAGTGGAATATACAATTCATGGTTAGCTGAAGATGGAGGTATTGAGAACTTTGAGTCAGAACAGTTAGAATACGTAACAGAGCTACAACAGGGTTTCTTTTGGGCCATGGTAGACGCTAGGGTGTCAAGACAACCAAGGACGCTTACGCTGCCAGTTGGACCTATTGGATGGTTGCTTGAAGCTGGTGATGTAATAGAGTATTCATCTAACATATCAAAACATGATGAATCTCTTTGGCGCATCGTCGAACTAAAAGAGAATGATAACGGTGGTATCGATTTAGATTGTATCGGTTATGCTGACGAATTTTATTCACCCGATCCTAATGTGATACCTGACCCAACACCTTTTGCTAAACCACCAACACAAGATAAATTGATAGCGGTGGTTGGTTTTGAAATACTAAACATACAAGACAATTACTACTTAAACTTTGAACCATTAGTAGATGCAAATGTTTCTTATTATGCTGTTGAAATTGAAAATACAGAGGAACCTGGTGTTATTGTATATAACGAACCAAAGTTATCATTCCCACCGCTGTTGTTAACTGACATAATTACTGGATCATATACTTCTAGGATTGTTGCTATAGGTATTGGCAACGAGGGAACTGAAGGTAATTACAGCTTTGATATAGATGCTTTAGTAACACCTACTGTTGCACCCAACGTGTCAGATGTTGTGCCAGGTAGAATAGTTGTTGAACCACCTACACCATTGTTTCAGAGTAGAACATACGAGTGGAGGTATTACACTTCTGAAAGTTCGACTGTTGTTTATTGGGGTGATGCCAAAATATTTAATCTTTCCCCTATTATAGAAGATGTAACTTATTTTATTGAGTATCGCTTAAAATCTTTGATTAACGGTGTTACCAGGGGTGAATGGGTTGATATACAGATTAACGGTGTAGAGCAAGTATTCTATACATGGGTAGCGTATGCCGATGATGAAAACGGTACTAACCCAAGTTTAAGCCCCTCAGGTAAAGCATTTTATGGCATAGCTACGGCAAGAACATCGAGTACAATATTAATAACTGCTGATTATTTACCTTTTTATCAGTGGATAGCTCAACCAGATGTGGGTGATGGTGCTGAAGGGGCACCGGCTTTAAGTGGTGTTTTAACAAGTGAATCACATACATTGCCAGCTACAAACGATGGTACAGTATTGTCGTACACTGGTGCTGAAACTACGTTTAAAATATATTTAGGTGCTGTCGATGATACTGCTGCGTGGAATGTTAGCGCAACAACAAGCAATGGTGTTGCTGGTGTATTAACAGGTACTACTTTTACAATTACTAATTTAGGTGTTGATAACGCTTTTGTAGACTTAACAGCCACTAGATTAGATTACCCTTCAATCACTAAAAGATTTAGTGTCAGTAAAACAAAAAATGGATTTAGCCCCGTTATTTATCAAATCCGTTACCCAGAAGGATTAGCGTTAAAAGAAAACGGTAATCAAAGTGTATCGCTAGATATTATAAAAATAGAAAGCGGATCAATCACTACCGTTGTAAATGGGTCAATAAAATTATATGACGGAAACACTGATTTAGGATACAGCCAAAGTTACAACAGATCGCAAGTAGACAATAGTAAAACCATACAACTCAAAGATGGTTCGTTGGTTGTTGATGCGGTCACTATTGTTGATGTTGCTGATGGTGACGATGGTACTGACGCACTATATTGGAGTATTGAAAACACTAATGGTTTGGTTTTTCTTAAAGATAAAGACGGTAATTACACGCCAAGCCAAACAAGTACTCAAGTAACAGGTACCTTGTACCGTGGTGGCGCTGAGATAGCGACTCGATCATTTACTGCTAATAGAAGTGGTAACGGAGATTACTTTGGTGTCAGCAACTTTACTGCTACAGGGGAGGTAACAACATCTTCCTCCGCCACAGGAAGTGGAACAAATGTAGTTCGGTTTAAATTTCGCCATAATTCTTCGGGTGTTGAAGTAACAGAAAGTGTCGTGTTAAGTGTTGATGGGATAAATGGTGAAGATGGATATTCCCCAATCAAAGGCACAGATTATGACGATGGTATCGATGGGAATAACGTCAGAGTTGAGTACAGTGCGAACGGGACAACTGGCTGGACTGTAACTTTTAATTCAACACATAAGTACATTCGTAGCTCAGTTGACACAAATGGTGATGGAAATTACACACCAGGCAATGCCGCAAAGTTTATACCCGAATTAGGTGTTGAATACTCGGTAACAGACGGTATAAGTAGCTATTTACACATAAAATATTCTAACAATGGAACAACCTTCACCGCCAATAATGGAGAAACGTTAGGTACTTATATCGGCACTTATGTTGATAACACGGAAGAAGATTCAAACACTTTTAGCGATTATACTTTTCGTAAATACATAGGTGATAATGGAAAAGACGGTGTTTATGGTTCTATTGCATGTAATCAAGGTACAACATGGAAAGTTGATCAAGACGGTGTATATACCCCGTCATCGGCTACTAAGCTATCTTGCGTATGCACTTTCTATAAAGACGGGGCAACTGTTGCAACCCGAACTAGAAACATAGTTGTTGTCCCAAGTACAGGTAAACTGACTCGTGAAGAGGTTGGGTCACCTAATGGTATAAGTGCTGGTGAATCAGATTATGAATCAACAAGAACGTTTACGTTTACTTATGAAGGTGTAACAGTATCACAAGTGTTTTCAATCCTGTTCGATGGTGAAAGAGGGGTTTCACCTTTATTCTATCAAATCCGTTACCCACAAGGATTAGCGTTAAAAGAAAACGGAAACCAAAATGTATCGCTAGATATTATTAAAATAGAAAGTGGATCAATCACTACTGTATCGTCAGGATCAATAAAATTATATGACGGAAACACTGATTTAGGATACAGCCAAAGTTACAATAGGGCACAAGTCAACAATAGTAAAACCATACAACTCAAAGATGGTTCGTTAGTTGTTGATGCTGTCACTATTGTTGACGTTGCTGATGGTAACCCAGGTGCAAACGCCGTTTATGGTTTTATTGAAAACAATAATGGATTGATTTATACCAAGGATAAAGACAGTAATTATGTACCTACCGCGACCAATACTACATTAACTGGTAAGTTTTATCGTGGCGGCTCATTAGTAGCACAACGAGCAATAACAGTTTACAGACAGACAAATGACACATTTACAACAGCTATTGGTAATGACACTGGTACTGAATCAACTAGTGAAACGTCAGTGTTTGGTAGTGGAACCAGAAATGTCACTGTAAACTTTAGACATAACATTAGCAACGTTACTGTTTCTGAGTCTGTGATTCTAACTATTGATGGACCGGAAGGACCGGAAGGACCAGAAGGACCAACTGGTCCCAAAGGTAATGATGGGCAGGCATCATCTGACCAATACGATGATTCAGATGCCTATACTGGCAACGGTTTTTCCTTCTCTGGTTGGGTTGAAGTTTACGCGTTTACAGTGCCACCAAATTTAGGCAACTTTCAAATTAGTAACACGTTAGCTATATCAGGCCGCGCATTTAAAAATAACTTTGGCGGTGGTGGCCCTGGTAATAGCGGTGATGAAATTGAATGCAGAATGCGCTTAGAAGTCAAATGCGTCGCCCCTGCCCCTAGTGGCGCAAGTCTAGGCTATAAAGCCAGCGATAGAGGTGTGCCTGTTACAAACCCAACTGCCCTGCACGACTTTACAACTACGCGGCCATCTGGTCGTTATAGCGTTCAAATTAAAAAAACCGGATATGATGGAGCGACAAACACATCTTGGTCTTGGTCTGGTGGTTGGAGCATAAAGAGGTAATTATGTATTTTACAATAGTAAACAATAACAATGATATTATACGTGTAGCAAAGTTATCCAAGTATCTTGTTAGAGAAGCCGAAGATACAGAATCAGATGATCCCGAAACCACACCGCTTGAAACATTAATTAATGAGTTTTTAGTAGTTGAATTGGGGGAAGGTGAAACAGCACATGTAGGTAGATTTGAAGGGCGGTTTTACACGTTTGATGGGACTGAGTTTACAGAAAAAGATGAACCTGATTATCAACCTCCTGAATTACGAGGATTCAGAGAAATCTTGATGTTAATAACACAACAGCTAAAAGACGCTGGTTATTTTTTACCCCTTCACAAAGATTTGATTCAGACTAAATCTGACGCAAAAGAGTTAATCGATCAAGCTGCAAGTCAGGCATGTGAACGGTTTGTTTCGCGTGGTAAGTTCACGGTTATTGAATATCAATTTGTTGAACAGGAAGTGAAGCAATGGAGAGCTGACGGAAGTTTAATTGAGAACGTTCCTGAAATGCTTCAGTCGTGGTTTGACACCGGAGGTTTTTCCACGGTTGAAGAAACTGCATTAAATATTGAGCAAGCTGCTATAAATTTTAGAACCATTATTCAATCAACAAGGCGTATTCGATTACAGGCTAAGAAATCGGTGGATGATGCAACAGTTGAAGATTATAAGTCTGTTGCCGAAGGTTATATAAATCAATTAGGTGATATATGAGAACTGCAGTCAGAACGTATTACAAAGATAGGACTGAAAGTTTGCTAGAGTTACCAAACGGTCAGGTAATATCGATATTAGAACGACCATGGTTGGATAATAAACCTTTTGTCTCATGTATCAAAGAAGGAGTCTACAAGGTCAAACGAGATCATACAGGCAAACATCGTTGGTATAAATTGATCGACGTAGAGGGCCGCACGTTCATCGAAATACATCCTGTTAACTTTGTGTATGACTTAGAGGGTTGTCTGGGTCCATGTATGTTTATTAAAAATGGTGTAGCACATGATAGCGTTGAAGCATGTCAATTGTTACTTGGTTGGTTTGGTGAAGATGATTGGTTATTGGAGATAAGATCATGAGCATTTGGGGTAAAATTTTTGGTACGGAAAAGCATGTAACACAAGGGTTAGGTATTATAGAAAGGGCCGGTGACGCTTTGTTTTATACTGACGAAGAAAAAGTCGCGGATAGAAACAATAAGGCACAACAAGTACGTAAATTTATAGCTGATTGGATGGAGACAACCAAGGGTCAGAATATAGCACGTAGGACACTTGCTGTTGCGATAACTGCTGTTTGGTTAGGCATGTATTGTGTCAGTACTATTATGGGTGTTATATCACCTTGGGTTGACGCAACCATACCTGTAAATGAAATGGGTGTATTGATTGATGGTGCTGCGAGTACGTACCAGAAACTAAAAGCCAGTGAAATAGCTTTAGATAATAAAGCGGATCGAATGAGTGGAGCAGTAATGCTAATACTTGCTTTTTACTTTGCTGCCCCACACATGGGTAAAATAGTTGTTGGTGCTATGGAAAAGTTTGGTGGTAAAAAGTCTTAAACCATGGGCTTAGATAGTTCTGCTATCTGCTCTAAAGTATCACGGTGCGTTAATACTTCTTCTAGTATCTGTATTAAATCACCGTGGTCTATCCCATCAACAATAGTGTTAAATCTACCAGTGTTGAAGTGAAGTATTAATTTGTTTACTATGTCTTTGTCAATCATCATCAGTACTCATTGCGTGAACTAGTTTCTCGGCTTCACCGATGTAATAGTCATAGTTAATATCATAGTCAGATGCTTTATCTGACCCTACCTTGTCATGCACTGTACACAACATATCCTTTGCTACTTCAAACATTCTTAATTTACCTATTTCATACGTGCCCCCATCTTTAGTTTTATACCCTTTTTGCCTAGCAATTTCATACTCGATAAGTGACGTTACCTTTAGGTTCTTGTTACATCCAGTATCTTTTTTACTGCGCCACAATGGAAAAATCATATCTACGTTCTTGGTTCTACGTCTTAAAGGTGGCATTGTTTTAGTCAACTTTAAACCAATGTCTGATACCAGATACCTTGTCACTCTATTGTGATGTTCATTTATCTTATCTGTTGCAATAACCTTACCTTCCCACATGACATTATAACGAGTTTGGACCCCATCCCGTTTACCAACACTAATCACTTTAAAGAAGTCGTATATATTGTCGTGGTTGCGTATAAATCGATCCACGGGTACCCCTTCTAAAATAGCCTTTACTGCAGCTTTCTTGACAATCAATGATGAATGGTTTTTGTTCCAGTCTAGTTCACCGCCCTCATGTGCGCCCGTATGGACATAAGCACCTTTAAACTTAACCTTACCTTTAAATGGTATTGCTATGTAACTGTTAACGTCACGCACAATCATTTCTTTGTATTCTATGAACTCAAGATTTAAAGAAGTTAGTTTTTGCCACCACTCACAAACTTGATCGTAATGTTTCTGGTATTGCCTTGGTAATTTTACAGTCATACCGTCAGTGTTGATCTGGATCATAGTTAAACCAGGTATGGCCATTAATTGTTCAGCTAACATACATAGTAGCAATTGTCCGTTAACTGTAACTGTCATTGTATATTTTGAGTCATAAAATACACTGTACTTGTTATTACTGTCACCGTAGACACCGTTTAATGCTAACTTCATTGCTGCGTTCTCTACAGTGCCTTTAGGATGACTAGCTCTTTGTTGGAAAACATCTTCATACACATCACAAAACACTTCTGTTAGGTGTTCAGGATACACGCGATTGACTATGGCGAGCTTTGGATAAAAACTTGTCACATCTGCATCAACTATAATGAAGTCGTCATCTGATAAGAATTTGGCACCTTTAACGCTACCGTGAATACCACCTAAACCAAAGTCAAAACTAAAACCGTCTAACACTGCAGATAATTTTAGTGAACCTTTGGTTTCGTAAACGACTGTCTTGATTAACTTGTTATAAACATTTTTAAACTCAGGTCGAATAAACTGTATATACGGAAAAATACATTCACTCAGTTTTATACCTGTGCGGTGGGTTTGTATTGGTTTGCGATTATGGTCATAACAATTAACGAGGGCTTTTTCTAGCGCCATTATAAAATAGTCTTTACCTATCTTTGTGTCGTTGTGATTTATAAAGTTCTTGTCGTATTTTTCCGTCATCATAAAGCGAAATTCAATCTGCTTGTAAGAGTAGTCAAAGAACTCTTTTGTGTTTCGTGTATCTGACTTATTATAATTAAGGGTTTCATCTGCAGCTTGATCAGTCTCAGGTAACGCAACACCAAAAGGGTACTTTGATTCCTCAATTGATTTAGCTCGCATAACAAACTCAATCTTTTTCAGGCTGGTAGACTTATTTACATTGTCAAAATGATGGATCTTGAACAGGTCAATCTGTTTAACCAACACTTTATATGCAGGTATTACATTCTTAATACGTTCATTAAAGGGTGTCTTAATGATCATGTCGTTTATACGATAAATGTCGTATGCGTTTCGAATGAATGTATCTTCCATGATCGCATGAAGTAATGGGTAATCGTAACCGATGTTGTTAAAACCGACCATGTAGTAATCGTGTCTTATCCAGCGTTCAAACAACTCACGCAATTTATACAATTCGTTCTTGCGCCATGAAACCTCAATGCTGATCAAAGTTTCTGTGGTATGATCAATGGCAACCAGGCTATAGAAGTTTGGAAATGATTCTTCATCGTATGACAGAAAGTTATGCTTCATTTCTTCCTACCCCTTTGTATGTGATCGTATATGATCAAATCGATAACAATTAACATTAAGAGAACAAGAATAACTATTGTTCGTTGCGCCCAATTCATTGACGGAATTTCTAACCACCATACTAAATCCCATATAATAAATGAATAAATCAGAAACCCTATAGACGTGATCATTAGTTTTTACCCTCAGTTAACCGTTAACGTAATTGACGTAAATATTTCATACCAGGCTATGCAGGTACCAACACAACAAATTAAGGCGAAAAACCTAGTAAACTTATCAACACCACCTTGTGTAGACCAGATAGAAATTACTACTGTAAATATTGTTAACAACAATGCACCAACTAATATTGCAACCAAACCTATAATCTCAACCATCGTCAAATTCCTTACCTAGTAGTTCTTGTTTTCTATCGTGGTATCCGTTTTCCCATTGTTGCTGTGACGCTTTATGAGTGTACGGATTCGTTGGTTTATTTGTTTTACGTGCTGCCCTTACACCTTTCATGTAGGCTATAAAACGTCTTGATGAATCGTTAGGCATAAGAGTATCCCCGTTATGTTCGATCAAGTTGATGACCACTTGCCGTTTTTGTAATCTATTGCATCGTTGTAAACTTGTATTTCTTGATCTGTCGTCATTTGCTTACCAGGACACTCGCTTGGCAAGCTATTTTCAGTGCCACCGCAAAGTGTACAGTGGCAAATACCATCTATACAAACAGGACAGGTAAGTATATTGCAGTCGTTATGTTCCAAAAACACATGAGTTATCATACAACGATACCGGCAACATTATAGTAGTTGTCTTTGAAGTTACTACGACCAGTAACTTGTGTTTGTTTATGACCAATACGGGCATAGTGTATACGGGCACCTGTGTCAAGTAACTCAACCTTAAACACCGTTACACGTTTGTTAGTTTTTCTGTCTGCGTAGACTGCTATAGTTTCCATCTTGTACACCTTATTAAATATAATAATATTAAATTATCAGTTAAACATACACTTGTCAAGCATATTTACGATAATTCTGTTTGTTAATTCTTTGGCTTCACTGGTACTAATTGTTTGTGCAACAAATACGTTATGTCCAAACTGTCGATTAAACTCACCTTGAACAATACTAATACTTAAACCCTTCTTAAAACCTATTTCGTTACACCACTGCACCACCCAATATCGTAGCTTGGTTTGGTTGGTTTGACGAATAGTGTGCTTTTTTACCGCGGATGAAACAATCATATGACTCATGTTTGCATAAGTCATTCGAGCTTTCATGTCCTCTGGTCGTTCATCGACTTTCTTAATCTGGGCCATGACTTTGACTTGCCAACCGGTGTCGTATTCAACCAATATTCCATCATCTTCTAATCTCTTTTTGGCTGTTTCATCACGTTGTTTTTGTGTCTCTTTGTGAGTACACTGAGGACATACGTATGAGTTAATGTTTGCTGAACTAGGTTTGTAATAGTTCCTACACTTAGGGCACGTTCTTGATAATATATCTAAACCATCATTGCTAGATTTTTTAGTGTCATCGTATCTATCAAGTGTCCAAACAGGGCTATCATGTACGTGCGCTAAGTAACGACAATGACGATCAACGTTGCCTACGTGGTCAATCAGTATGCCAAACTCTTTACCCTCAAACACTCTTAATCCCCGTCCAAACATTTGCATGAACAAAGCATAGGATTCTGTTTTACGTAACATCTGGATCACTGCGACTGCAGGTACATCAAAGCCTTCACCGAACAAATCATAGTTTACCAGTAGATCTATTTTACCTTGCCTGAACTCTCGGATCTTTTGCTGTCTGTAAGTCTCTTTGCTTTTACTTGATAGTGATACGGCATTGACACCTTTGTCTCGAAACTCTTTGGCAACATGATCTGCATGGGCAATACTTGCTGCAAATATTATACCCTGCTTTCCGTCTGCTAATCGCTTGTAGTGTTTGTAAGCGTCACCGGTAATTTCTGCTTTATCTGTTGCCTTTGCTAGTTTAAGTTGGTTCCAATCACCACCTTTGGTTTTGTTAATGCCGGTCATGTCTACTCGATCTAGTGGGGTATAAACCTTATAATCTGATAACCTACCTCTGTTGATAAGTTCACCCATGCCAGGCGTTTCTACTATGCTGTCAAATACACCGTCTGTGTGCCTACCTAAACCCTTGTTATCCGCACGTTTTGGGGTTGCTGTAACACCCAACCCTATAGCGTTTACTAATGGTTTAACTGCTAGTCCCCACATATTATCTGCAAGGCAGTGATGACATTCATCTAATAACCATAGTCCGATCGCTTCATCTAACAATGTGGTGTCGCGCTTGATCCAAGTGGGGACCGATGCAATTATTAATCGTGAATTGTCAGTGATAAACGTTTCGCCTAACTCTTCTATTTGTGCATTAGATATTAGTCGTTCGGTTGCTTTGGAACATAACATGCGGTGAGGTATTCCAACCATGGCTATTGACATTGCTATTTGGTTTAACAGTATGTCCCTGTGTGCAAATATTATAGCTACACCGTCAGGGTTTTTTGCTAACCATCGTTTAGCTACGAATGCTTTTATAATAGTCTTACCTGCGCCGGTGGGTGCCACTAAGCAAACATTAATCACACCAGCTAACCATTCATCAAAGATGTCAGTTATGGCTTGTTCTTGGTAGTCGTGAGGGCGTTTAATCTTTGGCATCTATAACATCCTGTCGATTTGCATTAATGTAAACAAGTGAGCGATAACGTCAATCGTCCAACCGTTACCAAACATTTTGTATAGCTGGCTGTTACTTATACCGGCGCTTAATAATGTGTCTAAAATGTCCTCTGGTATTGTTTGCAGTCTGCCGCATTCGCGTGGGGTTAGTTTGCGATAGTGAATGTTTTTAAGGCATTCTTTAAATTCTTTACCGATTGCGTCAGGTTTTGCAACCATAGGACGAGTATCTGCATCTACGCCTTTGTAGTAATTAGCTGTTAAACATAACGCCTTACCGCTTTTAGTTTCTCTTATTATTCTAGGGTTACGCCCAGTGCAACCAGCACTTATTTTAAGTTTATTGTTATGTTCCCAACTATTTGCGCTTAATGTAGGGGTTTTACCGTCTAGCGCCTTTTCACCTCCTTTATTAAAACCTCGAAGTGTTTGTTGTATTGATACTTTAGGCTCTAAGTTGCCCCCTGTTGCCGCGGCTAATGTTGGTGCTTTACCATTCGGTGAATAAATACGTTTATTGTAGTCATGTCCTTTAATGTCTGATGCTGTGCCTACTCTTTCAATTCCTTTAACCTCTAAATAATTATATGGAACGCCTTTGTGCATGTTAGCAGTCAGACAAAATGATTTTTCTTTATCTTCTGATTGAGTATATCTGTCTGCCCTTCTAGATCCTGCTTGTTGCCACTTCTCATTACCTTGTTGTATATAATTAATTGCACTATCACTATGGAAAAACGAACTTTCAACCTCACTTTCAAGAATGTCTTTTAACACAATACCCTTATCTTTTGGTTGAAATGTAAACCAATTACACCAGTAGTATCGCTGTCTGTTCTGTGCGCTAACTAACGCACTGTTAATAAAAATAGGTTCTACACCTATTGCGCCGGTAATTAAATCTAAGAATTGCTTTTTCATCTTCACATTCTCAAGGAAGAACTTAATATTAGAGTTGACTGACATGATATGATCTAGTAATAAAATGTATTCCCAGAACAAATAAGACTGACTTAAAAACTCTGCGCCGGCCCACTTTAACGCTAGGTACGTTTCTCTACTATCGACAATTATTTTTTCACCGTTTAGTACTGCTGTAGTACCGGCCATTTTGCCAGCCATAGAGTAACCTTGACATGGGGAACCGCCTATGAATAAATCAATCGTAGACCAATCAATTGACCATTCTCGCCACCTGGTTATATCACCCATTTGTATAGTGTTAGAAAACACGGCTTGTGTTGCTTGCATTGCGTATTTATCAATCTCACTTGCATAGTATTTGGTTGGTTCTAACCCTATAACTTTTAATGCTATTTGACCGCCAGAGTGACCATCGAACGCTGCAAAAACATTCATCTACATGCTACCTTTTTCGTCATCAATCCAATCAAGAATAGTCACGCCGGTTGTATCCTTAAAGTCCCAAATTAACCAACAGTACATAACACTACCATCATTCTTACCGTCATCACCGCCTTTGGCACACTTAACCCGATTAACAAACGACCAAATTCTAGTTGGAGGGTTGTTCTGATGGATTGCATTAAAACGTTTCATAGTTTCTAACGAGTTTATACGTGCAAAGATTGCCACTTTTTTCGTTGCTAACTTCAGTGACTTTAAAACGAAGGGTATAAACAACAAGAAAGGTGGATTACTAATAACATTATTAATAGTTTCATAGGGGTCAAAGTCTGCATAATCCATCAATACATCAATTTCTTTGTATCCCTGATCATATTTATCTATTGTTGTTATATCTTCGCGATCATAACCCCCGTCTACTAGTACGTTTACTATGTTGCCAGTACCACAACCGGCATCTACAATGTTACCACTGAACTTTTCACGACTTAGTAATGCACGAATAGCCCATGGTGGGGTTGTATATAAGTCATCACCCCTTGCGTCTGCATTACGCCTTGTGTTACTTGTTGCCATTGTTTAATTCCTTGCATTTTTGCTCGGCTTCGAGTCTAGTGTTTTGATAACTTTCAATGGAACCATCCAACCCTTCTACTGCAAATAAGTTAACACCAAAGATAATATAAGGCATGACGTAAAAACGTTGGTTTAATGATATTTTATAGTTAATCTTTATGTAAATTGTTTCACGCTGTCTGAACGTCTTATTTTCACAATAGGCCTTATAGCCAGGTATAAACTGATAAAGATCTATCGAGTACTTTGGGCTTTCTATAAAAAATCTACCGTCTGTTCTGCTGTTGTTTTCAGCCATTAATAGTCCATACATCCACTCTGAACGTTTCATAAATAAACCTTGTTTGTATAAAGTAGATTGATATTAAGATAATAAAATAATATTTGCAAATTTAATTTTAGTATGTATAGTGGTGTCTCCAAGTCGAAACATCAAACTAACTTATAGGATATGAAAATGAAAAAAACTGACTTAGCACTGGCGATACATGGTGCAATACTTGCGCTAACTAAACTCGCTGCAGTGACACAAGATTTGAATGATGACCTAATTGTAGAAGGTAATCAAGCTGCTGTAACTGAGCTACCCACTCAACCGATTGTTGATCTTAGTGGGGATGAACCGATTGCAAAAGAACAGTTGGGTGAGTTAGACGATGAAGGTCGTCCGTGGGTTAGTGGTATTCACGCAGCAACCAAAGGTAAATGCAATTCTACTGAGGTTAAAGGCGGTAAGAAATGGCGTTTATTTAAAGGTCTTGATAAAGCTATCGGTGAAAAATTCTACGCAGATTACCCTCTTAACCCTCAAGGTGGTTCAGTAGTTGAGATAGAAGAAACTAAACCGGCTTTACCGTCTGGTCCTACTTTACCTGGTACTATAGCAACCAAACCGGCTGGTCCTGCTTCACCGGCTTTACCGGCTGGTCCTTCTTTACCTGCAAAGGTTGCTGATCCGTATACAGCAATTAGAAATGAGATCATCATTGTTTGCAAAAATTTGATTGATGATTACGAGTTAGATTGGGATGACTTAAAAGAAGTGTTTGTCGAAGAGTTTAAAGCAGAACAGAACGGTGAACAGGTTGTGTTCGGTTCTCTCAAGACAAGTGAGTATCCACGCTTAAAAACTTTTATGCTTACTCTCCTTGCTGACTTTCAAGCAACAGATGAAACTGTTAAAGAAATTTACACCTTGGCTGGCACTGAACATAAAGAGTTTGTTGACACTACCGTCATTGAGCAGTTGAAACCATATAACACAGAGGTTGTCGCTGGCGTTCACTACAGTCAAATTAGTCAATTTAAGCAAGTCATGGTTGATTGGTTGGCTGCATGGAAAAGCTAATGGCTGCTCATAGCGCCCATGGTATGTCTGCTCAGGGTAGAATTATGTCTTGCCCTGACAGTGTTAACATGGGGTCTTATGGCGAAGATGAATCAAGTTCGGCATCGGAAAAAGGTACTGCTGTCCATGAAATGATTGAGTTTGCATTCTCTTTTGGTTTACAAGCAGTAGATCTAAAAGGGATGTATTTTAACAAGTACAAAGTTAATGGTCCAATGATGGATGCTGCTCAAGAATGTTTGGATGTTTTATACAAGTTCAGTAGCATAAAAACTGTCACCTCTCACATTGAAAAGAGGGTTGTTCTAAGTAGTATCGATAAGGATCTACTATGGGGTACCAGCGATTATATTGGGGTAGATTTAGTTAATAGGGTACTTTACGTTGGTGATTACAAGAATGGTTTTGTTTGGGTAGAGGTAAACGGTAAACAAGAAATTTACGGCATGGACAGTTTAGATGGTAATGCTCAGTTAGCCGGTTATTCAATTGGTGCATTAGATACATTTGAGTTGTGGGATAAAGTTGATCATGTTGTCACCTTTATAGTTCAACCAAACAAAGATCATGTTGACGGAACCGTTAGAAGTAAAACCTATAACATGTCTGAAATTGTTTCTTGGCATAAAGCATATTCTTACACACACAGTTTAGCAAAGGAAAAGAATGCACCACGCAAATCTGGCAAGCATTGCAAGTACTGTAAAGCCCGTGGGTTTTGTGGTACCAGAATTACGGACCAGATGAACTTACTTAAACTTGACAGTAGTATTGAACTTGCTTCACCTGAACACTTAATTGCTATATTTGAAGATGCTGATGTAATGATTAAATCAATTGAAGCAATAAAGGATCGTGTACAATTCTTGGCCCGTAGCGGTTTAAAGATACCTGGTCACAAACTAGTTAAAGGTATCGCAAGGGCTATAATTGAAGATGAACAAGGTTTCATTGATGAAGCATTGAAAAATGGTGCTAATGAGGATGACTTATACAATAAAAGATTAAAAGGTAAGACTGCAGTAAAACCGTTTGTGGGTAATGAATTAGCTCACAAGTATTATAAAACACCTACTGTTGGTTTAACACTGGTTGGCACCTCTGATTCTAGGGTTGCACAAAGACCAGATAAGCTAACCAATGCGGTTGGTGTATTCGGGAGTGTTAAAATATGAAAATAGACTTAGAACAAAACTTTGATGCTTTCATGGTCCAAGTTTATCCCGAGTTACTAATGGGTAGCACACAGTATAAAGCCATGAAAATGATGTGGTTCGCTGGTGTAACTGATTTTACCAACAGCTTGATGGTTGGAATGGTAAATAAAGATTTTAGTAAGTCGTTACCAGTAATGGTAGAAAGCATCCTTAACGTAAATAAGCAGTGCTGTACATACGCACAAACAATAATTAAAGGAAATAAATAACATGGCAAATCGTGAAGTAATAACAAATTTCTGTCAGATCCATTACCCGCATTTGGTAACACCACAAAAACCACGTAAAGAAGGTGATGTTGGTAAGTATGGTCTTAGAATGGCGTTCCCAATGGCAGGTACATTACCTGCTCATATCGGTACAGAATCAACCGATATTAGTAATATTCAGATTGCTTTAGAGGAAGTCTGTCAGGAGGAATGGAATTGCTCATTCCAAGATGCACCTGAAATTCGTTCTATTGCCTACCCTCCTAAGTGGGTCAACGGTGATCATGATTGGAAGAAAGACGATAACGGTAACAAGTTAATTAACCAACCCAATGAAGCAAGTGTCGGCAAGTGGTTAATGGGTGCTAAAAACACTGATCCAATCGGTTGTGCTGATCATACAGGGGGTATTGAACTTAATCCGAAAGAAGTTTATGCCGGTTGTTGGGGTCGAGTCGAACTTCTAGTATCTGCTTACACACTAGAAGATAAGACGAGCATCATTGTCATAAAAGTAATTAACATTCAGAAATGTTTTGACGATGAATCAATAGGTGGTGGTGCTGGCCCTGCACGTAAATCAACACAGACTTTTGCAAACATGGCTGTCACTAATAGTAATTGTCAACCAACAGGTTTTGCTGGTCAAGCAAAGCAAGCTACTGGACCGGCTTCACCGGCTAAACGTATTTATACTATGACACCGGCTGCTGGTGAGTTTACACGCGAGGTTTATCTAGCTATTGATGGGTGGACAGATGAATTGTTAGTCAGTAACGGTTATATGACAATCACCGAACCGGCTGCACCTGCTACACCGGCTGGACCTGCTTCACCTGCTGGCCCTGCTTCACCTGCTGGCCTTGCTGGTCCGTCTGCACCTGGTAAGCAGTATCTTGCACCACCTGTTTTACCGGCGAAACCTGCTGGCCCTACTTATACCATGACTGCACTTGCTGGTGAGTTTACACGCGAGGTTTATTTGGCTATTGAAGGTTGGACAGATGAATTGTTAGTTAGTGAAGGTCTTATGACGATCACGCAAGATTCTGCACCTGCTAGTCCTGCTTCACCGTCTAAACCTGCTGGACCAGCTTTACCAGGTATGCCAAAGTGAGTTACAAAAGGGGTGTAATGGGGCGTTCTGTAGTCCCCGTTATCCCACCTGTTAAACACGAACCTAACCTTAACCGGTCTATGGTTTCGATAGCTGTACAGATAATTCTGTCAACTTGGGGTCAACACAATGGCAACACTGGAAAGTGAAGCTACTAAGAGGGTGCGGTTAGCCGCATCTTCTTTAGGTATGCGATTGATGCGTAATAACTCTGGCGCTGTAACTACCGATGATGGTCGATTCTTTCGGTTCGGTCTAGGTAATGAATCACCAAAATTAAATGCTGAAATGAAGTTTGGTGATCTAATTGGATGTACAAAAGTTCTTATTACACCTAACATGGTGGGTAAAGAAGTAGCAGTCTTTACAATGTTTGAAGTCAAACAAGATGGTACTTTAACTAAGGTACTAAAGCGAGCTACGTCCAATGAAAAGAGTCGTGAAGCAGGGCAATACAGGGCAATAAACTTCATACGTGATCAAGGTGGCATTGCATGGTTCGCCGGTAATGAAGGTGATGTTAACGCCGTATATAATCTATTTTTACAGGGTTTAGAGAAATGAAAGACGATAAATTAAAGCTGATACGTGAAAGGTTGGCAGCGTATAGAAACTCAAGACAAGTAGCAGTCTTTGAAACCTACCGTAATAACCAAGAACGGTTGCAATTATTAGTCGCTAAACACGGTTTTAGTGCCGTGGTTTTGGCTGGTGATTATGCAGAAGGTACGTTAAAGCAGTACTTGTCTGTTAACCAACCACCACCGATAAAAACAGAAAAGGTTGATCAAGCTGAGTCTATTTTAAAAGGGATATAATATGTCGAGTACTGACTTAAATCAGGCTCGAAAATACATTGAACTATTGAGAGGTGATGCAAATACACCTGTATTCTGGCAACTCTTTAGTGATGTAGACTCTGATAACAAAGACTTAATACCAGAAAATTTTAGTGCAAGTTTAGATTCTGCATTACCTGAAATACAGAGATTACAGAATAAGGGTTACGGTGTTTATGTAACAGTAAACCCTACCGATGGTCACGGTAGAAAGATTGAAAATATAATTGAATACAATTGGGCTTTTGCTGACATTGATAACGGTTCTAAAGTGTTAGTAGATTACCCGTTAAAACCGGCTTTTATAACTGGTCGTGATGAAACTCATGGTCACATATATTGGCCTGTCACTGGCTGTACTACGGTCACTCAGTACAACAGAATGCAAAAGCAAATTGCGTTGTATCTAGGTTCGGATGAACAAGTAATAGATCCATGTAGGGTGTTGCGGATACCTGGCTTTTTACACCTTAAAGATCCAATTGCCCCAAAGACATATATTGTCATGCAAGATAACAGTGCTGAAATTGATTTTGAGTACAGCTACGAAGAAATAATATCGGCGTTTAAACTCGATGAAGTTAAATCAAAAGAGTTAGAAAAGTTTGTTGGTAGTAGACAAGCATACCTTGATGGTACCGGTTACAACGAAACACCGGTATACAGACAACAGATGATCAACTTTGCTGCTAACCATGCGCCTATCAGTGTTTCTGGTTCAGGGTCGCTCAATTTGATACGTGTAGCATCATTTGGTTATGATCGTGGGTTGTATGCAGAAGAAACTACTCAGATACTATGGGAACATTTTAACCCAAGATGTGATCCACCGTGGCAAGACAAAGAATATCCGATGTTTGCTACCTATGTTGAACGAGCATACATATTTGCTAAGAATGCGTTAGGTTGTAAAACAGCCACCTCTGTAAAATGGGGTGATGTACCTGAACCTGCAGGTGGTTGGGATCATAATAAATCATTAATTAAAACCAGTAAACCTGACAGAGAGTTTACACCTACTGAACACGACATCGGTTTTGTCACAGAAACTACCGCAAAAATGAACAGTGCTTTAATAACTGAAAAGTCCACTTCATATGAGCATAGTATAAAATTCATCGGTGAGAACTACCCTAACAAAACATTAATGCGGTTCGACAGTATGTTCTATAAGTTTAATGGTAAGCATTGGGAGGAAGTATCAGACGAAGATATGTCTGCTCAGATATTAAATAAGTTTGCCTGTTGGTTACTGTCTGCATCAAAAGTAAAAAATATATTGGATGTGATGAAGATCCAGGTGTTTGAAAGAAATTTAAAGCGTGGTATGTATTTGGATGATAGGAGTAAAAACCAAATGACTTCGCTCATAATGAAAAATGGTATCGTTGAAATTGAAAACGGTAAGGCTGTATTGAAACCACACAGTGCGAACTTCTTTGACATTAATATGCTTGACTATGACTTTGATCCTGCTGCCACATGCGAAGAGTTTATCAGTTTCGTTGAGCAACAATGGCCTAACAATCCTGAAATGATGTTGCAGGTACAGGAATTATACGGGCTATGTTTAATACCGAACCGGACCCATGGTAAGTGTGCATTGATGATAGGTAAAACTAGATCCGGTAAGGGTACTCACGCTAGGGTTATTTCATCGTTGGTTGGTAAACATAATATTGCATCACCATCAATGGAAAGTCTTATAGAACACGATGCAATTAGCGCACTCAGCAAGGCCAAGGTTGCAATAATACCTGAAGCTAATAGCATTAGTCACATGGTGAAAGATCGTGTCTTAAACAGGCTTAAATCAATCACAGGTGGTGACTCTGTTTACTACAATCGTAAATACAAGGACGGTGCTGATTGTGACCTATGGCCTTTGATGATCATACAAGCAAATGAGTTTCCACAATTCGCGGATTCGTCCGGTGCATTAGCCGGTCGTATGTGGCCTTTTCCTATGACAGTTTCATTTGCAGGTAAAGAAGATAGAGGTTTATCAGACAGGTTATGTTCACCACAATCAATAGCTGGTGTCTTAAATTTTGCATTAGCAGGTTTGGCTCGGTTGATCCAGAACGGGATGGAGGTCACAGTTTGTGAACTTTCAAAAGACTATGTTGATGATATTAAGTACGACACCTTTCCACTGGCTTCATTCTGTGAAGAGTGTTGTTTAATGACACCTGCAGCAATAACGTATGTAGACGATCTTTATATGGTTTATCAGCGTTGGTGTCGTGATAAAGGTATTAAAATTCCTATTGGTGCGGTTAAGTTTACTAAAATGTTAGATTCTAGTCATCTGTTGATAGTTAAGTCGCGTGAAAGTAAATCCACTGACGGTATCCGTAGACGGTATTTCTTCAAAGGTGTAAAAACCAATGATATTGCAAAGCAAAAATACAGTGAAGATCCAGACGGGGTAGTAGGAAGATTTGAAAGTTTAGAAAGTATTCACAAATAATTTGATATTATTATATTTATCGTTTATAGTTAATTCACACTCACACAAAAGGCAATTAAAATGATTGATCTAGGACTGATATTGTTAGTAACTGCAGTTACATTTGTCGTAGTACTCTTACTCGTTTATTTCAATGAAGAGATAGACGATTTTTTTAACAGTAAGTAGTCAGTAAAGTGACACTAATTAAAAGGTAATTAAAATGCCAGTTACATACACTACGACAGAACTGGCCTTAAAGTTTGGTGTTAAAGGTCGTACAGTTACACAAGTAAAAAGTTGTTATGGTCATTATAAAGGGTACGAACCAATCGGTAGGGTACCTGGTAAAAGAATATTAATTTGGGAGTTTAAAGGTTTATGAAAATCACATTAAAAGACGGTACAGAAATTACGTTGACAGTTGAAGGGCTTTTAACTCTTCGTGACGCTGAAACAATGGCGTATCTTAGCTATGAAGCCAATAAGTTAAGGGAACAGGCCAGTTTAGATAATTTTAAATTTAACGCACTATCTATTAGAAACGCTAAATTAGTAGATAAAAACATTGATTTGACGAGTCGTTTACACAGTAATTCTTCAGATGAACTTCTTTTACTTACTAATCGTTGCAACCTTGAATTAAAGGTGAAGTTAGCCGGTTTAGAAGGAGAAATAACATCTATAAAAAATGCCTGTGACTCTTCAATATTATTAGCTAATAGTTTTACTAAATTGAGAGACATTAAAATTACTGAGTTAGAAAAACAGGTTAAAGAGTTAAAAAAAGACCGTGACATTCTTAACGCTTTTCTTAAAACTACTGGTAAAGAAGGTGTAGATTTGTGTGAAGAAAATATTAAACTACGCAATGAAAACATTGAACTACATTGTAATCTTTCGCAATTAGAACTGTTCTCAGGCATTGATAAAGCAAGTGGAACAGGTGAAAATGTCACGTTTCAACGGGTACCGGTTTACGAAATGACACGACATGCAAATGGTAACACCCGTGAACAGTTTATGGCTCAAACATGGACAGACGAACTACTTGTCGAGTTTGGGTACATGAAAATAAAATATCAATATGTTAGGAGTAATTAATTATGGAAACAACAGATTTTATCATCGTTAGTGCATTTATTTCATTCATTGTAATAGGTGCTTTGGTCGCGCTTGAAGTTAAGCGACCTGCATTAGTAACGAGTATCTTGAAGGTTCTTGGTTTACTATTTATGCTAACGTTTTTCGTTGGTGCCTATTACAGTCTACCACTATGAAGTATTATGTGCCTGGAATGGAGTCTAAGGCGCTATTCTTAATAGTGGTGAAGTTAACCAACATACGGTCACCAGACATTGTGAGGGCCATGGAGTTACACATAGTGGATGGTATGGATGTATCGTTAGCTGCCCTTGGCGCTGTAGATGAAAGTAATCTCAAACGTGCATTGGTCAAGTATAATGATGCAATGACATTCATTGAGCAAGTTAAAGAATTAACGTGGAGTGGATACAATGCCAGCAAGCAAAAACAAGAGAAGGAACAAGAAAAAGAAAGGTGTATCGCAATTACAGAGAGCAAGAAGTAATGTTCAACAAGCACAAGCAGAAGTTGAGAACCTACAAAGGTTACTTGATATGGGTATAGGTAGGGTCTAAACGACCACTACCTTACCAAGTCTACATATCGCATTCGATGCCAATTCATAACCGTTAGAGTACTTAGGATTAAACCCTGTAACGGTTATTTCATATTCACCAATGTCAAGTTGAGTGTCAACACCAATAGAAAAATGTAATTCTTTAGCTGTTATTACGGTTACTTCTGGTCCGTCAGTATCATAAGTAGTACCATTAATTTCTACTTCAATCTTATTAAAGTTATTCAAACCTAATTGTCTAAAAGGAGGTTTAAACTCAAACTTCAAGGCAACTTCGTTACCTCTACCCTTGACTATTTTGTTTTGAATACAGGACATTTTACGAACTCACAAAAAGATTGTCGCTTGGTGTTATGTTAAGTTTTTCACCGTCATTTAACGTTAACGCTGAACCATAATCAAAGAACGATATTAACGGATCGTTTGCTGCTGTATCGTTGTAACAAACAGCATATCTAAACGGTCCTACAGTACCACCGGCTGCAGTAATTACGATAGGTGTTTCGTCTACATCTAGTTCGTAGTTACCGCCCGTTTGAGCAGATGAAGTGATCGGGATAGTTACACCGCCGGCTGCATACCCGTTTTCTGCTGTTATTTCTGCTAAGTCTGCTTTCACGGCATCATCTGCCTGAGAAGGTGCTGTAAGAGTCAAATAGACTTTAATTGTGTTAGTAGAAAGATTATGCACACCGTTATGTACATCTGCGATGAATTTATGAAACTTATTGTAACCAGCCATAATGTTTAACCTTTAATGTTTGTATGTTGTGTTGACTAATAAGTCATCATAATACGCCTGAACAGGTGTTTGCACAAAACTAATTGAGTAACTACCAATTTCAAACCCTGAAAACTCGATGTAAGCAATACTAACAGATGATCCAACCGTAGTATATACGCCAGCATCCATTGTTAATTGCCTGTGAAACAGTGCTGTTATAGGCAACCCTTCGCTACTATATGAACCTGCACCCATCGTTAACATTCTTTCAACTAACAACGATACTTCATCACCAGTGGTAGAATATGACCCTGACGCAAGGGTGATATTGTATTGGTTTGGCACCACATAATCAAACGTAAAATCAGATCCAATAGTGCTATAACTACCCTGACCTAACACTAGATTATAGGCGTTTGTTTCTATGTATCTAAACGTAATAGATCTACCGGTAATTGTGTATGAACCCTGTTGAAGATCCAATACCCTATCAGCAAGTAAGTTTACTGGTTGTCCGGTTACATCGTAATTGCCCTGGTCAAGCGATAAGGACCGGTTAGCTAATAAAGAAACAGGTTGTCCGGTTATATCGTAGCTACCCTGGTCGAGTGATATAGCACGTTCTGTTAGTAACGAAACAGGTTGACCTGTTAGATCGTAATTACCTTGGTCGAGTGATATAGCACGTTCTGTTAACAGGTTAATTATTTGACCTGTGATAGAATATATACCTTGGTTTAATAAGAAGTTATAGTTTAAAGGTACAACATAATCAAAGGTAAAAATTGCACCGGTTGTTGAATAATTACCTTGGTCAAGCGATATAGCACGTTCGGTTAATAAATCTACCGGTTGGCCTGTTAAATCGTAACTACCTTGGTCAAGCGATATAGCACGTTCGTTTAATAACGAAACGGGTTGACCTGTGAGAGAATATACACCTTGATTTAATGTTAAATCGTATTCTGTTCCGCCACCGCCACCGCTAGGGTCGTCAGGTGTTGATTGTGTCCAGAATGTTGCAGGGTTACTTTGGTTTGCGTATTCTAAACTTAATGTATTGGGGGAAGGCACAGAATCTTGTATGATAAATTCAGCTTGCCCACCTTGCCACTCGTCTCTCTGTTGCCCAACACCTACTAATAAATCGACTACTGTTAAAGTTTCAGTAAATAAAAACCAGTTTACAAGCTCTGTGCCATTTTTATAAAACCTACCGGTGTCCCCGTCCTTTACTAATGTTATTCTATGCCAAACATTTAAAGGTGAAGAATTGCTCGGAGCGCCTTGCGCTATATTACCTTTTATCGCGCTTTTGTATGTGTCTGTATTGTCTGTTTGCGAGCCTACTAAATCAAATCTAGTACCAAAATCAATATTATCATTGGTTATATCATCTGTTCCAAATACTGCCCCCTCACTAGGGCCGCCAGTATCTCTTAAAACCCAAACAGAAACCGCCATACTTCTTACAGCACTAATGCCATTTGTGGCTTTTAGCGTAGTAGACCCATCAAAGTCAGCAACAGGAGAGTCGAACGGGCCTGTTCTTGTGGGAGGAGTACTACCTGACCTTTGCACTAAATCTGAACTACCTGTACTGTCCGTAAAAGATGAACCATCTAAGTGATAAACTCTTTTTTGGTCTTGCCATACATTGTTGCGCCCGTATGTTGCTGTGACTGCTGGCTGTGTTTGTCCTGTGTTGCGTGAGAATACATACAACTCTCTTGCACTTGTTGAGTATGTAGGAAATCTAACCCACGCTATTAACTTATCAGTTGCAGTATTACAAAGAACAATTTCTAAGGGGAGCTGGCTTGTACCATCAGAATTAATAGATACACGTACATCACCGCCACCATTATCTACATTATCGAAAAATGTAGAGTCAACGTTTGCTTCGGTAATAAGTGCAACAAACCCACTTAAACTAGAAGCGGGGGCATTACCTGTTATCAGTTGTCGATAGCTGTAGTCAGCAATTGTAATTGACATAATTTACGACTTGTCGAACGCGGCTATATATTCAGTAAGCTGTGTCTGGTTTACCGATGCAATATAATCGGCTTTGGTGACTTCTCCTGTTTGCAAACCTAGTAACGGTAACAATCTTGCTAATGTTGCATTCAAGGCAAAAACTTGCTCGTTAAACGCAGCATCATAAAAAGCAACATCGGCTGCATCAATTATCATATCAGTATCACTCGCAGCAATCGCATCAAGATTAATTTTGTGCATCGCTGCAGCGTAGATAAGTACTTCGCTCATGTGACCGTTTAGGGTACTATTTACGTTAGAAACTGCCTTTGTAATATCAATGGCTTTTCTGTGAATTGCCGATTTTCTTGCTGATTTTACTGAACTCATGGTATTACCTCAATAAGTATGTGACAAGTTGAAAGGACCAGTATACAGATGAATAGTATATTAATGAACCTAATATTGCACGTCTAGCACTGAACGTAAATATATCGCTTTCTTCCATGGACACCAGACAATGATCATCCTGGTTGATAGCTGTCTTGAATAACCAATTGACGAACTTAGCCGCTATATCGCCTGTGGTGCTACCGTTTAACTGCAGGTGGCCTAACATCGATGATATGGTTGTTAAGTGATGACCGCCCATTATAGCGTGGACGTAGTGGTCTTGTGCGATCAGTATTGAATATTGCCAGCGTATTTTAACTAAAAACTGGTCAGTAATGTATGCTACGCATAGTAGAGGTATTGACATTAATATCAAGGTTCCCCAATTGACACCAATCAGTGCAACAAAAATGTATGATCTTAAACGATCCATGGGTGTATGCTCAGTTGTTTATTACTTATACAGTATTAATCATCGGGCAAAAAAAAGCCACCTATAAAAAGTGGCTAAAAGGATTTACAATCACACCAAAAAACTAGGACAGTAGGTTGTTGGAATGTTTAGAATACTTAGTTGACTGATGCTTGTCAACATTATATTTAGCGCACATTAATTTTACGTTGGTTTCAAACCCTTTAAGTTCTTGTGTGATGCTTGCGGAAAAATCGAGGATCATAATGTGGTCAAGTAGCGTCTGTATTGCTATTGGTTTTTCAATGAAATCTACCACCATTAGTTTTACGCCGGTCATAACATCTTTCACGTTATCGTCTGCAGATAGGCAAATGAACTGTATGTTTTCAGTTTCAGGATTGGACCTTACCTGTTTATAAAGATGGTTATCTGCTATCTGTGGCGATTTAATATCCATGATGATTATACTAGGTTCGTACTCTTTTATCAGAGGTAGTGCAAGATCGCTATCATTGACCTTTCTAAACTCGATACCTGAATGCAACAAGGCATCACAGACGACAGACATAGAACCACCGCCAATACCTACCAGTAACACTCGTAAACGTCTCATTGTTTCCCCAATATCTTTAATGTAATTTCGGTTAACTTGGAATAGAAAGTATCAACAAACTTCATAAAATCCCTGTTAATCACTTTGAAATCTGCTTCAAGTTCTTCTTGGTCTTTTACGACTTTATCAATTTTTTCGTTGATTGTCTTTTCTAATTCAGCAATGAGTTCTTTTATCTCTGCCTTGGTCATTGTCTGTGATGTACGTTTCTTTGCTAACTTTCGTTCTGTGAGTATGTTATTGATCCAAAAACCTATGGGTATAATGACTAAGGCCCATAAATATTTAAACACTTCGTTGTTTTCAAGGCCAAACACTAGATACCATCCATCGTTGTTATTTTATTGAATGGTATCAGCTTTTTAAACTATGGTCTAAGTCATTTCTGTAGACTTGAACAATAACTGTCAACCTGAACCGCTATTATCCGTGGGTAGTTGATTTTGACCATTTCAATGATCCCAGGATGATCGTCAAACAGTATCGCTATACCATTATCTTCCGGTTTAACAATACGTTCCAACATCCTGTCTTTAAACTCTACAGGTAAATGGTTACAATCCATTTGTCGCATTATTAATCTTTGTCGTTGAAATACATGTTTAGGGAAGTGTATTACTAATTGTTCTTTGGTTTGTGGTTCGGCGTCTTCCCCTCGACTGGTTAAGAATATTAGCTGCTTGGATGGTCCTGGTATACCCCAATACAATGCTTTGACTTGTGCGATAACGTGAAGTATTGGTTTATCATATATGAGACATGCTTCATTAAAAGGTTTCCACGCTGCAGTTGACCACTGTTTGTCTGTTGGTGGTATTAAATGTGCCCTAGCTCTGTTGTCAAACAATGTCCCGTCTAAATCTACTATTATTTTCATGTGTAAGCCTTTGTTTTATTATAAAAGTAATATTATGATATATTTAAACCTGTTTGTCACCTTGTATGTTTGGTATTTTTATAGGTATGGATGTGTATAAGCTGCTAGTTTTAAATCCGTCCGAGTACGTCCCAGAATACTAGGACGGCTGTATGTGTTGGTGTATATGGTCTACAGAGAATTTGATAGGTTTCCCGTCCAAGTACGTTTTTTGTACTAGGACGGCTGTATCCTTTTAACCATATAGCCTGTAGAGCATCCGTCCTAGGATCTTAGACTTATAGGACAACTTTTTCAGATTATAGTTAATATTTATTATAGTATAGACTATGTATCTAGCTAAATAATATATATAGTTAAACTGTCTATTAATAGTATATGTAGTAGTTATAATATGTCAGATATATTTAGAAAGTTTCAGAGAGTCGCGATATTCTGGGACGGATGGGTTTTTTTGGTTGTAAGTTATTGTTATCGTTAAAAAAATTACGTCCTAGTATACTCGGACGGATTAGGACCGTACTCGGACGGATTTGATGTAGCCCTAGAACCATGTTGGTTTGCTAATTTAAGCACTTTTAACTGTACTAGGACGTACAGTTTGTTATATATATGTTAAAAGGTATAAACAATAGATATTTGCATAGTCGCATGGTTGGTGTATTATTGTGAGGTGTTAACACAGGAGAACAAACACATGTTAGATCATGAATTGAGAGTCAAAGTAAAGAAGTCAGGTAAAGAACTTATCGTTAGTCAAAAGTACTATGCAGCCAATGCTGATCTTTATGAAGTGTTAGAAGGTGAAGTCGCAGAAATTGTGCCAGCTAAAAAGTTTGAGTTGCCGGTGGTTCCTGATACGAAACTAGGCAAACCTAAATCAGATAAGAAAGAAGTAGCGCCAGTTGAAGCAGTAAAGGCACCGGTAAAACCTGCAGTTGAAGCACCCAAAGTATAATGAAGCGCCTATGTACATTTGGTGGCTGTAATATTGCTGTTGAGCATGACGGTAGTAAGACCAGCCCCAGGTGTACAAAACATAAGACGGTCCAAACTCAAGCGGGTAGGTCTAAATACACTCACCACATTGATCACCGTGGTAGAAACATCTACAATACTGCGAAGTGGCGAAAAATAAGACGGGTACACTTATTGAGAAACCCACTCTGTGTGCGGTGTCTTAAATACAACCAATCTACCCTTGCCAATGTAGTTGATCACATCCTAGAAATAGCTGATGGTTCAGATCCATATGACATGAGCAACCTACAATCTCTTTGTCCACGACACCACAATGTAAAAACAGGTGAAGAGAAAGCCAAACGCAACAAACCTGCAGTAACTAAAATGTCTGACTTCCCCTAGCACGATCCAGTAGGGGGTCTAGCAAATCTCAAACGATCCAGTGGAGGGTCTAGCAAATTTTTTAGTCGATCACCTGGATTGCTGCCTAGCACCTGGGTTGCTGCCTGGCACCTGGATGACTCTCAAACGATCCAGTGGGGGGTGTAGCAAAAAACGCATAAATCCGGTCAAATCATAATATTCAATGAAATCAAGAACTTACTAGTCGATCCAGTGGGGGGTCTTTGATTTTATTGACTTTTTTCGGTAAAATCATCAAATCGTTATAAATCAATTACTTAGCACCAAAAATTATCGGTCGTTTTTTGTACAATTGACAAACCGCATTCGTTTATAGTCATGCGTGACGCGGCTTGTAGACCGATTGCCAATTATTCAATAAATCGAGTTATCGAATCAATCGAGTTATCGAATCATCGAATCATCGAATCATCGATCTGGTTTTATTTTGGTATTGGTTAGATAATAAAGGAGGGTCAAAATAAGCGTGAAGTCAAAAAGTCTACAAACGTCAAAACATCTATACAAACGTCAAAACATCTATATACATAAAATAAATATAAAATAGTTGTAGACAATGCGACTATAGATCTATATATTAAACCTATCGAAACAAAACGGACGCAAAAAAAATGAATAGACAATCTCTGATAAAAGCAGTTTACGCTTTAAACTGTAATGGCATTGCTACACCGGACGTTGCAAAATTGTTGACTGATACTTGTTTACAATGTGACTTTTGCGAAGAGTCGGACCACACAATTTACATCTATGATTTTTGTGAAGTTTACGTTGATCGTTTTGGTGATGTGAATTTTTCATAAGGAGTAAAACAAATGTATAAAATCAATAGTTATGTAATGCCGATCCATATAAACGGGTTTACGGTCTGCAGTGAATTACTACCAAAAAAAGCAATGAAGCAACGTATCGCGCGTTTAAAGCGTGAACTTAAATTAAACCAGAAAGGGCAATAAAAATGAAACTATCAAGAGATATAAACGGCAATAAAATACTTAAAATAGCTAAACATGAATTATATGGTAAAAATGGTTTTAGTATTCAAACGCTAGGTAATTTACCTAATACTCATAAAAACGGTATTTTTTACGGTACCAAATCAGAAGTCTTTAATTATGTTGAAAACCACGGCACAAAAAGACAAAAAGATGCTTTATTGACTAATCAGCGATTTACTTTAAGAGAATTATGTAACGGTCAAAAAAGAGACAAGGCTTATAATACTTATGATTTTTGGCGCGAATTGAGCGAACAAGATATTGATAAGATAACTGATCTTGTCGGTGGGCATAGAAAGTCTAAAAACCGCGTTAAAAGCTGTTTGACGTATAATTTAAATATGTTTCCGAATTGGTGGTTAGAACGCATAGAATGTATTAACAATCGTTGGCATTACATTGCAGGTCAAGATTATATATTCGAAATGGCATCAATCAGAAAAAATTGTAAATAAGGGTTAATATTATGAAAGAATTACAATCAGTAAGAGTCATATTCAGCGACAAAAAGAAGAACTATTCTACTAGTATCAGCGCAGATATAAATATGATCGGTATGTTGCATTATTTTAAGGATTCATTCTTTAACGTTGGATCATACCCTTCTGAAAAGATGGAACGATCTGTTAATGCGCTTTTTTTATGCCGTAACTTTAAAGCTGATATTGATCAAAACAATAGGTTAAAAATGGTAGAAGTATTTTATCCGGATTCTAATCAGCGTTTAATGGCTATCTATGATCCAATGTTGAACGCCTGTTTAGGTTTTACTAATGAGTCAATATATCATCCGGTTGGCGGTTCTGCAGCATGTAATGACATTATAAACGGTCAAGACGGATCACAAGGTCTAGTCATTGGATCGGTTAATCAATGGCACACAATGACTCATTGCCATGGTGATGTTTTCCGCATTTATGTAAACAGTTTTGAAGGTTAGCAATTATGAATAATTTATGGAAAGCAGAACACCCAAACTCATTGGATGATTTAGATCAAAAATGGCTATCTGAGTTAAACGATGATTCATGGCACAATGACACTATGCCAAAATTTATACTGTTTATGGACGATCACGCAAACTTTGAAAGCTCAATTATTGAGTTATGGATCGACTATGAGAAAGAAGAAGATCGGGAAATGGAAAACCCTTTCCGGTTTTCAATAAAGCGCGATATGGAATGCATTTTTGAATGCGTCACTTATGAAGAAATGAAAACATGGCTATCTGATAGTTTGCAGCAAACTATAAAAGATACATTAGTTTTACATGCTAATGCTGAATTAATTAGACCAACTTTTGATTATGGTACGCAACATTATATTGATGGTTTAAATTGGTGGTGGGATCAAATAATTAAAGTGTTAGTTGATGAAAATAGAATACATGACTATGACGAAAATGATTTATTAAAAGCCGATGATAATGATCAATATAGGATCGGCATAGCGTTAATATTAAATGAGGATCTATAAATGAATAATTTTAACTTTGATACCGTAGTAAAAGCCGTTGATCATTTTGTGCAAGAATATAAAAGCGATCTAGACATTGATAAAAAATGTTTTATTGATAACACTTCATTTATTCACATAGCGCGAAAATGCGGTACTAGAATGATCACTATGAATGAGTTCACAGAAGTGGCTAAAAAAGTCATTAGCGAACCGCACGGATACACTCATGTGATATTTTCAAGTGTTCACAATAGCGAATTATTAAAAGTGTGTTATGAAAATAATATTCATACTTTAGAATATGACACACAACAAAAAACCGATTGTTTAATTCATTATTACGATGGTAAACAGTTGAAAAAAGTTAATAGTATCGATCCGTTATATTCAGTCGTAAAACAATGGATGAAATCAGCACAATATAAAATTAATGAGGTGCAAGCATAATGACTATTATTTACGGAATTACTACGGATCAGTATGAGCATTTTGATACTAGTAAAACAATGCAAGGCGCGAAAAGGTACGCAACAATAAACGGTTATAAAACCGTTTCTATGCGTGATCATAATCACTATTATGTAACTAAGTGCAGTGTCAAAAAAAATGGCGTATGGGTCGATACATTGAACGCAAGCAACATTTTAAACGCAAGGATCAACTAATGAATATGACATTCGCAAGCGTAAACTATAATGATTTTAACGCTAAAAAACAGGCAAGAAAAACGGCAAGCAAAACATGGTTAAAAAGCCATATAAGGCATTTAAAAAATGCGAGTGATAGATCTACAACAGCAAAC